GCTTTAAGCGAAAATAATTTTTCATCTAATAGTGATTCAGAACATTCAGACGATTCCGATAATAATTCTGCAAAATTTAATCATTTAACTGAAACAAATAAAAATGATGATTCTGATTCAGACTGTGTAAATGTCAATGTCAATATTGATAAACTATTAGATGAAATAAAAAAACGTGATTTAATAATTTCAACTTTAAAATCTAAAATGAAAGATAAAAATAATATATGTGAAAATAGTATTGCAATGACAAAGGATAATAAGAAAATGCTTATAAATCTAGGATTAATTCAAATAACTAAAAATAAAACAATATGTTGCGAGAAAACAGATTTAGCTTGTTGGTGGTGTACTTATAACTTTGAGACAATACCATTATTTTTACCAGATCATGATAGAAATTCGGTATATTTCGTATTTGGAAATTTTTGTTCATTCTCGTGTATGTTAGCATATAATCAAAATTTAGATGATTATAGAAAATCTGATAGAAATTCACTTATTAAACAATTATATTATAAAATATTTAAAAAAACTATTACAATCAAACCTGCCGGGCCTCGCGAGTTACTTAAAAAATTTGGCGGACCAATCGATATACAACAATTTAGAGATCCGAATTATGTTTGTTCTAAAGAATTAAAATTAACAATACCTCCAATGATACCACTTATATCAGAACTTGAAGAAATAGAAATAGATTGCTAATTTTGATTAACTAATTAACTAATAAAAAAGTGAAGTTTAAGATTTTTTTTTACGTAAAGTTTTTTTTACACAATCTGTACCCTCAATTTCTTGATTTTCTTGATTTTCTTGATTTTCTTGATTTTCTAAAATTTTATTATTTTTTTTACTTTTAATTTGTTTGATATCTAGTTGTGTTTGTGGGATCATTCTAATTTTTTCTTGATAAAATTCTGGAATATCTCCTTCAAATATATGATGAAAACCTTGTAAATATGAATCACATATATCATCTCCTTTATTATTATTTTCAATAATTGCTTTATTTAGAATTTCTTTTTCAGAATCATTTAATAGTGCTTTTACATAAATTATAGACAAACCTTTTTCTATTGAATAATATTCTCTATCAGATTTAGCTTTTGCCAAAGCATCAGATGTTGTACTTTTTGCTACTTTTAATTTATTTAGTGGTGAAGCAAATTTTACAAATTCTACTTTATCTTTTTCTTTATCAATAACTCCTCTTATTATAAAATATGTATATAAAGCTGATGCTATAGTTTTTATTGCAGGATTAATTAAAGAAGGCTGATTTTCAATCCATACACCACAAACATCAATAAAATCTGTATTTTCATCTAATTTTTTTGTTAATTCTGAAACTAATTCTTGTATGGGTTGCTGTGAACAATTTTGTCCACTAATTTTTTTAGGTTTAAACTGGGACAAAACTTTTTTTGATAGATTTTCGTGTTTTTCACACCATGACCATTCTTCTTTATTTAAAATATTAATATGAGATTTTGCAGAACATTTTGCACATGAATAAAATTCATTCTTTATTGCAGAAACTTTTACTTTTTCACAATGTGCTTTACATACAGACATTTCTTGTAATTTATCATTTAAGATTTTATTTCTGGCAATTTTTCCACAACATTTTTTTGTTCGCAATTCAAATTGACATGTATCCCGCTTATCAACTAGATTTAATATACCACATTTTAATAATTTACATTTATTATCTTCTGTTTTCTCAAGTAGAGAATAAGCCATATTCTTAACACCAACATCCCATGATATATACTTCATATATATATTATATTAGTTTTATTATTATATATGTTATCGCAATATTAAAAACTAATACTTTTTAAAGTTCCGCTTATTTAGCTCAATACTTTTTTTCAAAAAAATTGTTTCGTATCCGTAAACGGATACTCAATAATTTTATTATAAGAATTCAAAATAGTGAAGCTATTTTGAATTCTTTCAAAAAAATTGTTTTAGATACTAAAGCATCTTCAATAATTTTTTAGTAATTCTTTCAAAAAAAATTGTTTTAGATACTAAAGCATCTTCAATAATTTTTTAGTAAGAATTAAAAGGCGATGCCTTTTAATTCTTTCAAAAAAATTGAAATTTATATATTAAATTATATTATATATATGAATATCATAATATAAAAAATATATGAATGACGATCCAAGGCTAATATTAAAAAATAGGATAGGGGATATTTTAAATATTAAACCATTGCCTGATGATTTGGTTATATCTACTATTACTTTATGCTGTGCTCTAAATATAGAATTTAAAGTAGCACACATCGCAAAATATATTGACTTAAAAAATACATCTATTGTCAAAATTAGTTATGGAAGAGCAGACGATCCATCAACTAATCGAGCATTGATACCAAAGAAGAAACATAAGAAAAAAAAGAAAACTAAACGTGTATTTTATAATCAAGTATCACTATCTGTAATGATTAATTCTAAAAAAGATAAACCGATTAATATAAAATTATTTACAAATGGTTCAATTCAAATGACCGGATGTAAAAATATTGATAATGTGATTGATGTTTTAGAAAAGATTTTTGTTGAATTAAAAGTAGTCAAAGCGATTGTAGATATAAAAAAGAATAAAATTGAAGAAGTTCCGTTTATTAATGATCCTGAAAAATTAAAATTAATAGATATTCATAATATTTCTGTTGGGATGATTAATTCTAATTTTGAATATCCAAATCATATTGATAGATTAAAATTATATAATTTACTATTGTCAGATACTTTAGAATGTAAATACGATCCAAGTAATCACGCTTGTGTAAATATTAAATTTTATTCTAATAAAAAGACTATATCAATTTTAGTATTTGAAGAAGGCTCTATTGTTATAACTGGAGCACAAAATTATAATCACATATTAGAAGCATATAATTTCATAAATAGATATTTATTATGTAATCACAAGAAAATTATTAAAACAAATATCACCATAAATGATATTGTAAGTGCACCAGACAGTAAAAAACAAAATAAATTTTATTTTTAAGTCTTCAAACAGTAAAAAAGAAAATAAATTTTATTTTTAAATCTTGGAAATAATAATATATATAATTTCCAACAGTAAAAAACAAAATTAGATTTAGACGATTTGAATAAGTATTTATTGGAATAAAAATAAAATAAAAAGAAAAACTTTATTTACTTATTTCTAAGTTAACTATGATAAGTTAACTATGATAAGTTAACTATGATAAGTTAACTATGATAAGTTAACTATGATAAGTTAACTATGATAAGTTAACTATGATAAATTAACTATGATTCGAGTAATCACGTTTAATTTGCATAAGCAAGGCCACCCATACCAGACATGATTCTAAAAACATTGTATGAGAAGGCGAATACTGATAATTGATTGTTCTTTAAACCTTTATCAGCTAATTGAACACCAGTTCCGCGTAAGTTATCTTGGCATGTTAACCATAAGAGTGTTGTGTCAATGCGAGATAAGTTAGCAGTACCAGATGGTTGGTGTTGTTCTGGGTGTAAACCGAATGAGTAAACATTAACACCATCTGATGGGGTTCTTGTGTGGTGTTGAGCAGGTTGAACATAATTGAAGTATTGTCCTTCTCTTTCATCAAATCTGTCATGACCATTAAGTTGGAGTTTGGCAGTTGTAACTAAAGAACCGTTACCAGCTAAATCTAAACCATAGTTTAATTTTTGGGTTAAAGTAACATCAGCTCTTTGGGTAGGTGTGCGTGGATCTGAAGTCCAATCAGATACTGGAACAGATACATCAGCTAATGTTAATGTGTGTTCATTTACAACTACATCTGTGAGAGCAATAGCAGCCCAACCATCGACGGCACCTTGCTCAGTAACACTAGTAGCTCTTACATTAACAGTGATATTTTTTAATTTACTTAATAAATTTACTTCATTGTTACCAATCGCTGTTCCACTATAAAATGCTAAAACTTGTGTATTCTCAGCAATGTTATTCCCACCAGCTGCATCATTATTTGTAACAACAACATTAATGGTTTGTCCAGCGGTAGTTTGACTGACAATACCAATTGTACCTGCTGCGATAGTAACAGCAGCAGGTGTAGAAATTGCTGTCCAATTTCCATCAGCAGCAGCAGTTCTAACAATACCCCATGCTAATTTTCTAGCGGCTTCATCAACAGTTTCTTGTTCAGATTTAGAACCATCGTGAGCAACAAGATATGTTTTTTCACCACTGAAAGAACCAGATTGGGCAACCCATACTAATTCTTTGCAAGGATGGTTAAAGTCAAGTTTGACTTTATTATTTTTACCAGTTAAGGTTTCTTGACCACCAAATTGAACTTGTTCGATTAAATATTCGTGACCAACTTGAGCGAATCTTCTACGTTCTTCGGAATCTAAATAAATGTAATCAACAAGTAAAGCAGAATCAGATAATTCGCCAACACTTTGGACAGCATCTCCTTGTTTAACAATTAAATCAGAAGAAGGGTTTAATTTAAGGTTAAATCTTACTTCGTGGTATTGAAGAGCAATTAAAGGTAAAGCTAAACCTGTATTTCTATTAAACCAGAATTGAAGTGGTACGTATAAAGTGTATGGGTTGTGTTTAACAGCAAGATTTGTGAGTTCGGGAACATCACCGATCATTTTTCTATAACCTGTTTCTTGATCTAAGGTATGGGTTAATTCATACCATAAATCATACCATAAACCGTAATGTTTATCAACTTGAGAACCACCAACTGTGCATTCAATATTATCAATTAAAGCATGACCTACACGATTTACCCAGGCTACTTTACCATTACCATTAGCACTTGTGCATGATAAAGTTGGTAAAGTTGTCATTAAATACATCTTTCCAGCTAAATCACCATTACGTAAAACTTGAACAGTGTGTAAACCGCCGAATCTAGCAGAATCTAAAGGTTGTTCAATGCATTCCATAGAAAAGTTAGTGTGACGTCTGTAGACGACTTTAAAGAAAGTGATTTGTGGATTACCAGTTA